ATCAAAGTCTTTACGTTCTGCCTCTTGCATACCAAGCAACTTCTCAAGTTCATACTTGAGTCTGTCAATCTCAATACGCTGTGATTCAAGTTGAGCATTAAACTCGACTTTCTTACCACTATTTTCTGCAACCTTCTCTTGAGTAACAACTTTACGCTCTTCAAGCTCCATCTGCTTAACAGCCATTGGATCTGGTTGTGGAGGTTGTAACTCTTCTGGTTTCATTAGGAATGAGTCGATATTCTTGATACCAGCCTTTTCCATAATGGTTTTAGCCATGTTGTATTTCTTATCTGGACCATATAGAGCAGATAAACCAGGGTCAGTAGATAGGAACTGGTGTAGTGCTACAAACTTTTCAGATTCTTTCTCTTGTTCGCCATAGCCTAGCTTCATCTCTACAATAGCATCAGTCCGCTCTTCCCATGTTGATGGGAGAACTCGTTGAAAGCTGCCAGCTACCTTAATAATCTTTTCACCAACCTCATGGGCTGTTACAAGACGATATACTTCAAGGTACAATGGTTTTAAGAAGCCATTAGCAAAGTTACGAGCAATGATTTTCTCTCGTTGCTGTGATAAAGAAACTAAGTTTTCTAAACTACCTTGTGAGTTTTGTTTAGAAATAGCATCTTTATTCATGCCTTGGGATAGCTTAGAAACACCCGTAGCTTCTTCTTTATCCTCGTCCAACAATTGAATTGTTTGGAATACAAAAGGATTTAATGAAGCTTGAGTAAGTGGACTAATGCCATCTGGACGTGTTACGTTTACAATACCACCAAAACGGTTTTCAATTAGCTCCTTAGGGTTAGTTAGGGAACCTTTTACTACCTGATATCGTGGATTGTTTGTGCTTACTGTATGGTCTAAAATACCACGAACTAAAGTTGTTCTAGCGTTTTGCGTAGGGATAACTTTAGCTGCATAGTTAGAGCCATAGAAACTGTGTGGAATAGGTAAAGGAACAAAATCAATAAAAGGCTTCTTATCAACTTCTTCTTCATCCAAAACTACACTGTTTACTTTTACTATTTTATATAAGCTGGTTTTGCCTGTGCCTTCTTTGTCTAAATAGACATAGCACTCGTAGACAATAACTTTTCTTGATTGCTCTTGACCGTTATCCTCTAGGTTTAATCTATCAGCACCAATTGACTCAAAACGGGCTAGAACTTCAGGATCTGTTGTAAGCTCTGCTTCGTCTCCACCTGGGCCAATCTTAGCGACTAGCTCTGGATCATAGCCCTCTTCAATAAGGTCTGAGATAGACTTAGAAGTTCTATGGGCAACAAAAGGTGCGTCTTGAATACTTTTAGCTTGAGGTGTAATTAAGAATTCCTCAGGAGGAACAACATCAATACGAACCTGGCTTTTATTAATTTGACGTGTTAGTTCACCATCATATAGCCCTGTTACTTCATTCATCTCAGCTTCTATTTCAATAATAGAATCATCAGCATAAAGTACATCAAGCTCGTCTGAGGTAATGTTTGAGAACTCTTCCTCACACTCTTCTAACTGTTCGTCCCAGTAAATCTTAGCTACGCCTACACGAGCCATTAGGCCGTCTTGGATAACATCAGAATAGATTTTATATCCTGAGTTTTGACGATTAACTACAAAGTCGCAATAGTCTGTCTGAACCTGGGCTGTCTCTACATCATCCTCGCCTTGAGGATCAAACTGCACAATTCTATTACCAGCTGCAAAAGTCTCTAACAAAACAGCCTTAAGAGACTCTACTGAGTCGTATACGTCCATAGAGACATACTTAGACTGCGAGGGGTGTGTTGGTTTTGGTAAGATTGCGTTATAGTAATCTAGAACCTTTTCACGCTCTTTGGAAAGCTTTGAATCATAGTACCCGACTGAAGATTTAATCTGCCGTTCTACAAGAGATGCAAGCTCATCCTTTTTAATTGGTTTAAATATTTTTTTATCCATAAGATCCTAAAGGGCTTCGATATAGAAATCGTCAGTGACTTCAATGGGTGTAAATCTACCTTCGTGAACATGATTAGCTAAAGCCATAGAGATAACACAGTCATCAAAACAACCGCTTTCAGCTTCCATACCACCAGTTTCATTAGCAATATAAGTCATTAATTCACGAATAGTAATCTTATCGTTTAACTCAACTTCATTCTCTCTTAAAGAGGCTCTTAGTTGGTCAATAATAAGAGGTTTTGTTTTTACGTTAGTTGTAAAACCAATCTTAACGGTCTCTTTTTCAGTAAGCTTGTCTACATCCGTTGTCATATAGATATTCGGATAAGCCAGGTCTTTACCTAGACGAGTACAAGTTAAGATACCATGGTTGTTATTTTCTGGGATAATCTTTGCTGTGTTGTAGTACATACCTAAGTGGTATAAAACAGTAGCAAAATAATCAGGATGAACGTGAGCTCTATACACAGCTACTTGTCTCTTTTTAGAGTCTAGCACCTGGGCTACAGAATAGTCACCGCCTCTAACTCCCATACTAATATCAGACCCTATGTAATAGGTTTCACCTGGGTCATGTTGTTTGTAGACAATTAACTCGCCTCTGCTGTTTTCTACCCACTCTTCTTGCTCTAGTGCCAACCTTTCGATTGGGTCTGGAGCCTTATTAAGCATATTTTGCAACTGCTCAAGATTAAAGATAGGCCTACCAGATGTAATAAAAGCTTCCTCAGGTGATAGTGGATACTCTTGCATAAAGAGCTCCCTACCAGAGGCTGCTATTTTTTTACGTCTGAACATTAGCTGCTCATTGTCGAGCCCATGTTTTTCAACCAATTCTTCTTCTTCAGGTGATAACTTGAAGTTAGCTGGAACTGGTTCACGGTACTCTTTTTGTATGTTCCAGGGGAGGAATACAGGTATAAAACCATTAGTACCTTCAACAGCGCCACGCCATAGTTCTGCAAAAGGACCAGCAACACCGTTAGCGGTGCTCTCAACAAAGATAGCTGTGTCTTTTGTATTAGGAATGGCTTGTAAAATAGCGTTAAGGTTGTCTCTTGCAGTTGCTGGAGACCAGAAGGCTAACTCGGATAAGTGAGCGTCTGTAATAGTTTCACCACGAGCAATACCATCACCACCAGCTGTAGCAACAGCATAGGCACTATCAAGAATATTAAATACTAACTCTTTTCTAGATGAGTATTTAGTCTGAGGTTTAAGAATCTCTGGACAATTATCATGGTATCGTTTAGTTAAGTCAAAAAGAGATTTAGTTGACTCAGCTAAGTGAGTTACAACCAAAGCCTTCTTAGCTTTTCTTTGAGATACCCTAGAATAAAGGAAACCACCAACGAAAGTTGATAGCCCCATTTGACGAGCTTTTAGAATTATGATTCTGATCTTGCCTTCTGTTGCTAGTTGGCTTTCAATCTTATCTAATAAAATACGCTGCGCTTCGTTAAGAACAAACGGCCTTACATCACCATCTTTAGTTCTAACTTTAAGTGCGTGTTTTGAGTAGAAAGAGAAATCAGTGAACAGCTTCTTACGTATTTCTAAAAGCTTATCATCCATGATTACTCAATCTGTTTTGATTGTTCCATTTCTACAGCGATGTCCGCTAAGAAATCTTCTGCTCTCTTAACTGTAACTTCAGCTTGAGATGCAGGTTTTGCTAATGTGAAATCTAATACTAATCTAGCAGCAGCTAGTTTATCTTTAGCACTGATCGCTTCCATTCTCATTGTCTCTACAGCCGCTACAATAGCTTCACGAGCAAACTCAGCCTTAGGGACTACAAATCCTTTAGTTTCTTCCATATATTTAACTATTCCTTTTGCTTCTTCTTTGGCAACTTTACGTTGTTTTGTGAGCTCTGTTTTACTGTAGCCATCTATAGACCCTAAAGGTCTTCCTGGGCCCCTACCGTTTGGTTTTAGAAACCTTCGGTCTGTCCAAATTTTCCACAGTGCTCTTCCCTCTTCCGTCTCCTGCATCCTTACGAACAGGTTTTTCTGAGGCTCTGTTCTCGACTTGCTTAGGTTCTTGTCTCTCTTCTTTTTTCTCGGTTGTGCTGGTGCACCCATCTGTATTTCCTTTAATATCATTCAAACGTCCCAACATTGCATTTTTAACAATGTCGTAGGATAGTATGCTCGATGTACAGAGCTGCCTAGGTGGGAGTGCTCTAATCCACTCCTCACCCAAAGCAATCTTATCTGTATTTGACAATGTTGTATTAGCAGACATTGCCTCGAACTGTGACCATTGCTGGTATAGTTCTTGTGGTTTCATTTCTCTCCTTTATTTCTTACCAAATTTAGTAAGAGGTCTTACAAAGTTATTTAAGTAGTCAATTTCAGCTTGATCTGTTGTTTTAGCTAAACGCTCTTCTATAATTTTTACTTTATTTGCAGGGTCTTTTGTACCAGCAACTGTATTAGCAAACTGGCTTAATACTTTAGTTGGTGCAGAGTCTCTAGCAAGTTTTGAAGCTTCTTCTGCTGTTTTAACATTAGCTGCATAACTGATTGGGTTACGAATTGAACTAGACAAAGCACCACTTTGTGTTAGGTTTACCCCAGGAAGTTTACCTTCTTCAGATAACCTACGAATAGTGTTTTGAACATTGTAGAAATCATCAGCGTTTTTAACAGAACCACTCTTTAGAATAGTTTTAGCAGCATCACTTACTGGGCTATCTTTAGCCATTTTAGACACGACACGTAAGGCTTTAATCGCCTCATCAGATCCCATGTTTAAGCCTGATCTACCACCCTGTAACAACTCTTGAAAACCACCGCCTAATGGCATACGAGAAACCTCGAGACCTTTATTTCTATTAAGAATAGATTCAGTCATTTTAGCTTGGTTTGCTTGAGCAGCAGCAGCTCTTCTTGCAACATCGGCTTGTTGCGCTTTAGTGGCCATGCCCTGAAGAGTGTTTAAGGACTCTGTAGCTTTAGACGGACCAAACCTAGCTAGGATATCGTCAGCAATGGTTGCATTTTTATCAATTAGCCGCTGTCCTACATCTTCTCTAGATTTTCTATTATTAAGAATATAGTTAATAGGTTTACTAACTACACCTGGTAATGCAAAATCTGAGATTACTCGGGCGCCCTTAACTAAAAGGTTATTGTTAGCTGGCATAGCCGCAGTTAGTTTATCAGCTCTTTGAGCTTTATTGATAATATCAACTACTTCTTGTCCACCCTTAATTTTAGAAAGAGCCGCTAGTTCATCTTGAGTATTATTAATGCCCCTAGATAAAGCTTTAGTAAGCTCTTTTTTATTAGGGTCGTTCTTAGGCAACTGACTTACAATGTCTTTACCTTCTCTTAGGAAACTATTAGTAATCTTTTGATTTAGCTCTTTAGCGCCTAATGGAGGAAGCTTGCCGTTTACAAGTCTAGCTGGGTTATTAAACTCAGCCTGAGCTCTTTTAATGATTTCAGCATTAACTGACGCCTCAGCTTCAGATCCTGCTTTAC